ATCTAATTATATTTTAAAAATGAGCGCTAAAATATTTTTAAATAATGTTTCCTTAGGAACAGATTTAACAAATATTAGCACTATTTTACCTTACACATTTTTAGAAACCTCAAATTCTGGTTACGATACTTCTTATATAGAATATTTAAGATATGCTTTGGCTGAGTACATGTGTTCTGAACTTGGCATATTATTTAATCCACAATCAGCGGCTATTCTTAGAAAATATGAAAGAAAATTAATGTATATGTCACCTCCTGATTTAACAATTAATAAGAGCAGTATTTTGACACAGGGTACGTTATTAAATTATGGTGACGTCAATCAGGGCCGTGGGTGGCGTCCTACGTAACAAAGGAAGATGTTGATGACCATATTTAAAGAAACACAATGTAACTGAATAATAAAACTTGTCAAGGATGGCATATGATAAACAGATCACCTACATTTAAACCCATTCCTTTGAACATCGTTGATAGTTCAAAATTTGGTCGTTATCCAAAGATCAGCCAGTCTCACACATGGAATATGTTTCAGAGTGATTCAGCATTAGTTCCCTATGCCGGATATAAAAAAGCAATTGATGCATCGGTATTTGGTGGTGCTTTAACTGGTCGTGCTATTTATCATAGTAATAAATTAGGTAGAATGATCGGTGTATTTGGTAATAGTGTTTATCTTATTAATTTAACATTCAATCAATTATTTTTAAATTTTGAAAATATTCAAGTTATTAAGATTGGTGAATTAATGACTTCAGAAGGTGTTGTCTATATTTCAGAAAATAATAAACCACAAATAGCATTTTCAGATAATATTTCAATTTATATTTATGATCCCCTTTTAACTCCTCAATTCCAAACAATTGCCACTGATTTTGTGCCAGGATATATTTCATTCCAAGATACTTATTTTTTATGTGCTGCTACACAAGATCAGAATTATGATCCACCCGCTACAAATGTTTGGAGACTATCAGGGCAGAATGATGGCACTTCCTGGCCTTCAGACGCACAGCATGTAGGACTTATTCAGACTAAACCAGATATATGTCAGGCGGTGATTAGGGTTCCTTCTAATGGAAATATGGCTTATGTGATGGGTAAAACAGTAACTGAACCTTGGTATGATAACGGATTGCAACTATTTCCATATCAACGAAATAGTTCTTTAAATTACGATTATGGCTGCATTAATCCTGCAACGATTGCAGCAAACGATGAGATAGTAGTTTGGTTAGCGCAAAATGAAAAGAGCGGTCCTATTATTGTTTATACTACTGGTAATCAATTAGAAAAAATTACAACAGATGGAATAGATTTTTTATTTTCCGAATTATCCGCACCTGAAGATTCTCAAGGTTTTTTATACCGACAAGATGGTCACCTTTTTTATCACATTAATTTTTATACTGACAATTTATCTTTATTCTATGATTTTAATACTAAGAAATTTTATAATGCTTCTGATGAAAATTTAAATTATTTCATAGCAAATCAAGTCGCATTTTTTGGTAACCAATATTATTTTACTACTCGTAATAATGGTAATTTATATGGATTCGATACTACTTTTACTACCTATGATGGTAAAGAAATACCGAGATTTAGAACATGCGAAACTATTAGATTGCCATCCCAAGAATATTTTATTGCAAATGATGTGGGATTTGTCATTGAAAGTGGAGAGACAGATTACCAGCAACAAGACTTAGGTCCTATTACCCTATTAACTGAAGATGGATTTAATATAGAAACTGAAGGGGATTTTATTAATTTAATTACAGAAGATGGATATTTATTATCTACGGAAAATGGATTAGATGTAGTATCTGAACAAATAGACCCTGATAGCTTTGAATTATTAATATCAGAACAAAATGGAAATACTGGCTATAGTAATTTATCTCTTCCAAGAGTTGATCTGGCTATTTCAATTGACGGTGGCGCATCATTTTCAAGTTACATGCCATATAATTTAAATCCCATTGGTAAGAGGCGTAATACACTTAGATGGTGGCAATTAGGTGCTACTAACGAAATAACATGTCAGTTCAAATTTTGGGGATTAGGAAGATTTGTAGCTTTAAATGGTGAATTAAATTTGAGGCAATAATATGGCACTAACACAAAAACCATCACAAAAATCTCTTTTTCCAGATATTCCAAGAGACGAGCCTTTTATGGATAAAAGTGGTAATCTAAACCCACAGTGGTTAAATTATTTGATAATGCAAAATGATGCTTTACAAAATTATTTCAGTCCTGAGGGTTATCAGATACCTAATAAAACTTCGGCTGAGATTGCGCAATTAACCGAAACTCCAGTTGATCCTCCTACTGGTGCGGGAACTAGAGTATCTAATAATAATTTGATTATTGATTCAACAAATAATGAATTGAAAATAAATTTAAATGGTACTTGGAAAACAGTTTTAACAATGTAAAAAATTTAAGACTAAGGACGGTCTTTATGGGAATGTTTGATTCTATCTTTGGTAGCGGTGGTTCTGATCCTTCTAAAAAAGCAATGCCTTTTTTACAACAAGTACCTGGAACTGTTAGCCCTTATTACCAACCCTATATTAATGCTGGCGGAAATTCATTAAATACTCTTCAGGGTCAATATTCCAATTTGATCAATAATCCAGGTGGAGAATTAAATCAAATAGGATCAAGTTATCAGCAATCTCCTGGTTATCAATTTGCTTTACAGCAAGCACTGTATGGCGCTAACAATGCATCTGCTGCGGGCGGTATGGCAGGTTCTCCTCAAGGTATTCAAAATGATGAAACGCTCGCCACAAACCTTGCTAATCAAGATTATTATAATTATTTGAATCATGCGCTTGGTTTATATGGTATGGGTATGCAAGGTGAAGAAGGTCTTAATCAAATGGGTTATGGTGCATCTGATGCATTGGCAAAAGAATTAGCTCGTAATTTATATAGTGAAGCAGGATTATCATATGCAGGACAAGCAAGTAAGAATGCATCATCTCAAGGGATATTAGGTGGGTTATTAGGAGGTGCATCAAATCTAGGTGGTATGTATATGCTTGGAAACATGTTAGGGCCTGCGTCAGGTGCTGGATTGTCATCAGCCGATTGGGCAGCATTAGATGCAGCAGCGTTAGCATAAGGAGATAAAATATGAATCCATCGGCAGGTGATTTTCCAATTGTTCCTAATCAATTTATGCCTTCATTTAACCAAGGCGCTCAATCAGCTCAAGGAATGATGCAGGGAGGAATTGATTTAGCAAAATTACCACAACAATTAAAATATCTTCAAATACAAAATGCCTTAAATGAATATAAAAGACAACAAGCATCCGCTGAAGCACCTTATTATGGAAAAATGGCATTAGCTAATCTTCAGCAAGCACAAGCACTTCCTCAAGAAACATTATCACGCGCTGGATTATCTCGCGCTCAAACAAATGAAATAAATCAATTATTGCCATATGAAACTCAAAGTAAAAAATTAGATGTTCAAAAAGCAATTATTGCTAATAATTTAATGAAACAGATTTTAGGTCAAGGGAATAATAATAATAATTCAACTTCAAATATTCCTAATACAACTGTTAGCAATCAATCTCCATCTATAATTGGCGCATCAAATGTTTTACCTCAATCTTCATTTAATAATATTTCTTCTATTCAGAACAAAAATAATTCTTTGCCTTCTCCTAACATGAATGCATCTCCTAATAATTTGTCATATGCTCAATCGGCAATTGCTAGCCAATTATTAGGATTACCAAAACCTCAACTTCAGCAAATACCAGGAACAGGTCAAATATCTGCTATTACACCATTTGGGAATATTCCAGTTGCACAAGGGTTAACAGCAAAAGAAGAAGCAGAACAAAAGGGATTAGGTAAATATTACGCTCAAAGTTATGGAAATTATTCTGATGCAGCTAAAGGATTTCAAAATCAAAATGTTGCATTGGATAATTTAATTGCATTAAAAAATAATCCTGATTTTTATAATGTTACAGGACCAGTACAATCATTTTTAACTCAATGGGCAGGAACTCCTGAAAAACAACAATTATTAGGACAATTACAATCCTCATCCGGAGAAATAGCATTACAAGTAGCTCCAATATTAAAAGGTGCTTTTACTGGTCGTGATCAAAACTTAATTAATAATATTAAAGCAAATCCAACAACTGATTTCCCAGAAGTATTCATTGGTAAATTAATGGCACAAAAATTAGTAAATAATGTATTAGAAAAAAGATCAGAATTAGCCGCTCAATACATAGAAAATGGTATGTCTCCTTTAAAAGCATCAAAATTAGCTACTGAACAAACGCCAATTGATCAATTTAAAGAACAAGTAAATAAATTAGTTAATCCAATGGTTAAATTAAAAAATAAAGTAACTGGAAAAGTTATATTTGTTTCTGCTGATAAAGCAAAAAAAATGATGGAGAATGAATAAAATGTCTAATTGGGAAATTGTAAGAGATAATAATTCTATTAATTCTAATAGTCCATGGGAAGAAGTTAATAATAATACTCAGCCATCAGCTAATTTATCAGGTATTTATAATTTTTTAGTAAATCACCCTAAAACTGCATCTATTATTTCAAAACCTGCGGAAATTTTAGCAAAACCTGCTGCATTAATTAATCATTTAGTTGAAAAAGCTCGTCTTCCGTCTATTGCAGGCGGTGCTTTACAGGGTTTAGCTGATACAGGAATTTCCGCGGTAAATGTTCCATTGGAATTATTAGGAAAAAAACCTATTTCACATCCTGATTTACAAAAATATTTACCACAAGATATGTTATCAAAAGCTGCATTTACGGGAGGGGAAATTGGTGGTTCTATTCCAGTAACAGGCGGAGTTTATTCATCATTAGGTAAATTATCTCCTGAGGTTTCAGGCGTTAAAAGATTATTAGAAAATTCTGTGCGTGGTTCTATTACTGGTGGAATAGTTGGTGATAATTTACCAGGAGGTAGGGAAACAGGAGCCATTACTGGTGCTATATTACCAGATATTAATAATTTAAGACCAAAAGTTATTTCTAATAATATTATTAAAAATAAAAAAAATGTTGAAGATATTTATGAAAATGCTTATAACGATTTTTTTGATCATGCAGAAGATGTTGGTGTTGAAAAAGTTCCTATACCAAATATGGATTATAGTAGAGTGTTAAATAAAACACAGTCTCATTATAATGAATCATTAGAAAATTATTTAAAAAATCCAACATTAAAAAATGCTCATGATGCTCAAAGTGATTTATTTAAATATTTGAAAGATAAAAAATCTGCAAATTTAACGACATCTCAATCTAAAACATATAATCAAGCATTAAAAGCACGAAATCAAATTAATAGTTCTATTTATCATGCATTGGACCAATATCCAGAAAGTGAATTAAATAAAACATATTCAAATTTGAGTAAAGGATTTAAAAGAGATGTTATACCTTACCGAGATAAAAATATTATTCAATATCAAAGTGGAAAAATATCCGGTAACAAATTGATAAAAAGATTATTAAATAATGATGAATTTATGACCAAAGAATCTTCAAAATATCCAGAATTAAAATTACATGAACTAATTAATAATCCTATTGGTAAATGGATAGCCGGTGGATCTGCTGGCGGAATAGCAGCAGGATTAGGTTTAAAAGCTACTTCCGGTTATGGTAATGTACAGAATAATTATTATCAAAAATAATTAAATTAAGAGGGCAATGGAATGCCAATTGATCCAAATTTATTGATTGCTGCGGCAGTCTTACAAGATTACTTCGTAGATAAAGACACTGGCCTTCCTTTGGCTGCTGGTGTGGTTACCTGCTATCAGGATAATTCGCGAACTACTTTAAAAAACTGGTATTACCAATCTGGTACCCCAGGTAACTACACCTATATTACCCTACCTAATCCCCTAACCTTATCAGGTGTTGGAACAATTCAGGATGGTAATGGGAATGACGTGATTCCCTTCTTCTATGCCTATGATGAAACCAGTACTGTTCCAATTCTACAACCCTATTATATTACGGTAGATGATGCGGACGGAGAGAGACAATTTACACGGGAAAACTTTCCATTTGTGCCAAATAACCCAACTCCTTCTAATTCGGTTGCTTCTAACCAAAATTTAATTACTAACAGTGTTTTTTGGAGAAATGCAGGTTCGATTGATGTTTCGATACCTGGTTCAATAATTGAAATAAATGGTGATACAATTTATTACGATGTTATAGCTCCATCTCAACATGATGGATTTATAATGCAAGATATTGGATTTTTTAAAAATGAAACTGATGCGACAGATCAAATTAATTTTTATAAATTTGTGCCCCCTGCATCAAATCCTACATTTCCTAATCAAGTTCTTCAGAATGATGTCACACCTGAATTTTATTTGAACATCGAGTGTAGTGGAGCAGGAACAGAAACTCAAAAATATGTTCAGATACCATTACAGCTTCATGTAAAGTCATTATCTGGTTATACTGATGGCACCCTTACTATTCAGGCAATGTCAGTTCCTGGTAATCCTAATGGAC